TCCAAGTTAAAGCCAAATATGTAAGCGACCTTACGCCTGACCAAAGGCTTGAATACATTTTGCATCCAAGAATCGTAATCGTCCCCCACATCGTCCTTCCAAGTTGAGTATCCACCTCTCATTTCTTTTCCTCCCCTAGCCAAACTTCCACAGGAAGTCCCGGCCCAATATAGGCCACTTGAACTTCCTGTTTGCTTTTAGCGTCCACGGCGTAAACGGCAGTCCCGCCACACTCCAGCTTTTTGGTCTTCATACGGCTTGCTCCAGTACTTCCCTAGCCTTGTCCAACTGCTTTGGGGCAAGATGAGCATAACGAAGCGTAACCTGAATGGTCTTATGGCCTAGGAATTCCTTAATAGTGAGCAACGGAACCCCGGCTTGGGCCAATCGGGAAGCACAGGTATGCCGTAGGCAATGGGGAACGAATTGGTCATCCGAATCAAAACCCAAAGCTTTCTTAGCCTTTTGCCAAAGGTAATTAAACTCAGGGTAATTGACCGAAGAGAACGGCCCATCCCCATTCACGGCAGTACCATTCCCAATCAAAGTTTTAACTCTGCTAGTCAATGGGACGGATCGTGGGGAGTTGTTTTTGGTATCCCAAAAGGTAACTAAACCCCCTGAGATGTCCTTCCACTTAACCCCAAGGGCTTCGCCAGCCCTAGCCCCGGTGTCCAACAGGAACACAATCAGCGATGAAACATCAGGCCGGGAAACACTTAAAAAGTGATTCACAAGCTTCTGCTCCTCCTCTTTGGTCAGCCACCGAACCCGGCCATTAGATTCCTTACGCTTTTGAATCTTGGGTAGTTTGGTAATCCACTCCCGATCCAAGGCAAACTTCAGCATCTTGCTTAGTGCCGAAAGCTTCCTGTTAATCGTGGCATTGCTGTTGCCCTTGGTTTGCAGGGAATCAACATAATCGTCAATCTGCTGAACCCCTAGGTCAGCCACAATGTTTGTAGCCCCAAAGAATTCAACGGCACTCTGAGTGTTGACCGAAGCCGTAGCCTCGCTCTTTGTGCCTTTCCAGATTCGGTTAAGGGCTTGGCTTTGAAGCTCAGCCCACGTTACTTGCTTGCTCTGAGTGTTCATTGTTTAGTTCCTCCGTGTATTGTGAGTGTAAGACCTGATCCGACCAAATAAGAAAGTGTTTACAAGCATCGTCTATGGCTTGCTGTTCAGTTTCCCCATCCACATCCACCCTTGTCCTGTGCCAATCAATCCGGGCAGTCCACATCAGGCGATCAGAGTGATATGTAAGCTCTACATTGGCCCAATCCAATCCGTATGGATTCTGCTCTTGAAGCAAGCGGGGCATTGAACAGCGAAAAGTTCCGATGAGGTCAAACCCCCCTCGCTTTCCTGTTATTGTTTTTGGCGTTTCAATCATTGTGTGTTTCCTCCCTTGTTGAGCACTTATATTTAGTCAAAACGCACCATTGGTCAACGACTATTTTTGTCTTTTTCCTTTGGCGACCTGAGAACCCAATACACGATCAAGTAGTAAGCTGGCCGTGACAAAATGAGGCCAACAAGCCTCGCACACGCAGTCAAAGTCCGTTGTTTTAGCGTATGCAATCTTTTTAGAGTTGGATGTTTCAATCAAATCCCGGTTGCATACACCGCATATCGGTGGGTTATCAATGTGGAACTGGCCATAGTCCTTAAACATCGGACACTTAATGTAAGACATAAAAACCTCTTTTGTCGAACACTTAATGTTGGGAAACACTTAATGAAAAGCGATGATAGCGAATTTAAAAAAATTAAAAAATTTTTAGATTTTTATATTTTTAAGTTTAAAAACATTTTTATATATTTTTAAAAGGGTAGAACTTTTAAAAAGTTTTAACTATTTTTTATGGTAAAGGAAAATAGAATATAAAATAAACCCAAAAATAAAAAGGAAAATGGTTAGGAATTCCCCCAACCTTTCCCATTTTCTATCTAATCTTTTTTTAGTGTGCGACATAGGCCACCACCTTTTCCGCCTTATCCCAACAGGCACGACAATCTAAACACTTGTTCCCCTGTTTATTGCTAGGGCACACCTTCGCTTCCACCTTGTCAGGGGTAGTAGTAACTACGGACGAAACGCAACCGAATTTTTCCGCCAAAACTTTAGGCGGGGGAGCGTCCACCATAAAGGCGGAAAGGCGTATCGTCAGATTTTCGGGAATTCTAAAACCCTTGTTTAGATATTCCCCTAAGATGCCTACTTCCCTAGTTGGCAACCAATGGGAAACGCTAGGGGTGAGTGTACAAACCTTAACGATTTTCTGTAAATGTTCCACGCTTTGAATGTCCCCTGAATCGTGCCACCTAAAAAATGCGTTGCCTTCGCATTTAATAAGGAAGGCCATCGCTTCCGCCCACCTAGGGTGAGATAAACCTTGATACCTCCTTTCCATTGCGTTTTTAGTGTTGGGATAGAGGTAGGTGTTGCGGGTGGCGTAGCAAATTTCGCAGGTGCTACCCGGTATTGCCCTAAGTTTTTCCCCTGTTTTACAACGAAACGCTGAGATGGAAAAGGCGGGGCAAGGCATTTTTGAAGGGCGAGAGAATCCTCCTGTGATCTCCTTAGAATTTTTATCGTCCAAGGGGCAATCTAAAAATTTATGATTCATTTTATTTTATCCTCCTTTTTTATTTTAGCGGGGGAAGGGTAGAACTTGCCCACCGCTATCATTTTTTTTTTATTAGCTAGTAAGTGCCAAGGTTGGGAGCGTCTCGCCGTTGGCGATCTTTTCCGCCCCATCCCACAACGCCCTATTGATTCGGACGCTTTCGGCAATGTTTCCCAAACGGCGGGACAATACAGGACGCACGGCAACCCCACCCCTAAAGTTTCGGGGGGAGTAGATATTGAACCCGCCTTGGATCACGTTTTCCTGAATGGCATTAAAGGTATGCCATAAGGTTGAAGAGTTATCCTCTGAACGGCGAACCCTCAGGACGCTTTCAACCCTTTCCCGATATTCGGACACTAGGAAAGTGTTGGGATTTTCCATAGTTTGCCCAACCCTTTCCCGCATCGAATCGGAAAAGAGATTTTGCCAACGCAAACCAACGGCAAAACCCGCTAGGTTTTCCCGCTGAATTGTCGTTAAGGTGATGCGTTGCCACTCCTTAATCACGCTATCACCTTTCTTTAATTGCTCTTCTGTGGACGCTACAGCGTGAGCAACGGCATCTCCTAGCTTATCCAAACTAAGGGAATGCCGAATCTTCGCCGTTGCGTAGGTTGTCCCGATTGCCAAACCATTAGAGCAGATAAGGCGATAGAATCCGGCAAAGACCTCAAAACTTGCCGTGCCGTCATTAGCATTCCTAAGGTTTAAGCGGGGGAGATATTCCCCCACCTGTCCGCCCTGTTCGTCTTTCTGCTTTAGGCAAACTAGGTGTTTTGCGTATGGCCTCCGCTCTAGGTTGCGGGTTTTAACTACCTTGGAAGAGAAGGGAACCCACCCCAAACCTTCCAAGTTTTCGATCACTTGCCCTGTAGTGATCGGATTAAATCGGGGGCTAGTCGTTTCCGCAAACCTTCCCGATTGATTTAGTGTTGCTTCGATGTTTTGCATTTTGTGTATCCTCCTGTTTATTTTAGTTTATTTTTTCCCAACATTCCCGAACAGAATCCCGATAAGGATCCCCGCCGAGAAAATGGTTAGAATGGCTAAGGCTAAATCTTTGATCTCTACATTCATTCAAAATTCTCCATCAGTCCCGAATCTTCCACCACCTGAAGCGTCAACATAATATCCTGAATGTTTTCCATCTGCTTTTCGTCCCTCTTTTTGCCTTTCAAAATGCACTCTTCAACCTGAATAAACCTTTTAGCGTCTTTTAGGTCTTGAATCATTCGCTCCCCCAACATTTGAAGTTGAACGATTCTCGCCCTTAGTCTCAGGTTCTCTTTTTGCAAAAAGAAAACGCTATTTTCCTCCAAGGTTTCCGCCACATTTTCTACTATCATTTTTTCCTATCCTCCTTTTTATTTAATTTAATGGTGTTCTATTTTTAGTCAATATCTAATTATACTTTATTTTTAATAAGTTCAATACGCTGAATCATTTTATCTTCTTTTCCGTCCATCCATTCCACAAGGCGATCAAGAGATGATCCGCCGTTGGCAATAAACTTGCCTTTATAAACGGCCGTCCAAGTTAGATAAGGATCAGTAGTTGCCCCACTAAGTGCCATCCCTATAGTCTCAACCTGTTTGAAAACTATGCCTTTACTTTCCCAAAATGTTTTCCGATTCATTTTTAGTTATCCTCCTATTTTATTTTTTAGAAAGTTCGGATAGCTCCTTCCTTTCTATTTTTAATTTAGCACACTTTTATTTTTAGTCTACTTCTATTTTTAGTTTTTGAAAGTTATTAGAAAACCTAATTCGGACTATTAGAAAATTTAAAAATGCGTTTAAAATGGGGTTTTTAGTTTTCCGCTATGGTCTATTTATACGCACCTAAAACGATTTTAAAGGCCATTTCCGTTCGATTGTGAAGGGCAGAAGGAAGGCTAATAGATAATGAAATTTTCTAATGGTTTGGAAGGTATGAGAAAAAATTATTTTTAAAATGCTATTAGGTTTTCTAAAAATTATTTAATGTAGTGAAATGTTTATCTCTGTTTATATTTCACAGGTGTTGAATGTTTACCCCTGTTTATATTTCACAGGTGTGAACTATTAATGAAGTTAAATAAAAATTCACAAGGAATAATAAATCCAAAAATAAAAGCATTTTAAACCAAAAAATAAAAAAGAAGATAAGACAATATTCCAGTTCGATTAGATTTAAAGACTAATAAAAGGGAATGAATGATAGCGGCTTGCCTTTTTTATGCTTCTTTTTCTCTTCAGGATTGCCCTAAATTTTAGCGTTTCGATAAGGGTAAGGGGGGAAACACGAAATTTTAGCGTTTAATATATGCCCTTCGAATTTTTCTACCAAAAAGTAAAAGGCTACTCGAATGCTCCGGGTGGTTTGCTAGGGATTTGTTTTGCTTCTACTAGCATATCGAAGCTAACTCCTCTCCACCTAGAGCGGCTTTGATGCGATCTCTACCGCTCTATTTATCAGACTTCCTCGAATAGCCTTTTTAAAATCTAGGGGTTTTGTAGGAGGATTACGGATAACCCCAAACCGCCACACGCATACACACAATGGACTGAATGGAACTTTCTAACACAGCCTAGGACTCTATAGCCTTCTTCAACGCATTAAAGAAAGCTTTGTTATCCTTTAGCAGACCATACAACGCCAACTCAAGGCATCGTATGTCTTGTTCCGTAAGCTCCAACCCATAGAGTTCATTTATGGCCTCAATGCTTTCGTGAAGCAGGGTCATTGTTGGGTGGTTAGGGTTACTTTCAAACCTACCATCTATAATAATCATAGGGTGGGGATAACTTATAAACGCCCCATACAACTGCCCTTCCTTAAACAACTCCCGGTCTTTGGTAATAGCTATGGCTTCCTGTTCACTCATATAGTAGTTCACAGGCAGTATGTGGCTTCCTAGCTTTATATAGCTTGGATAACCTTTCTTAGGCCTTATGCTTACTTTATTTTGGTTTTTGCTTGACACCTTGTTTTCCTCTTGATATATATTATAAAGGTTAGCTTTAAGTTATCTTCAAGATTGCGACACAGCTTAGCTTTAACATATATCTATAATAATAATTATAATATATAGTCTTATTAGTTAACTTACTCTTAATCTTACTCATAAACCTTACCATAACCTAAAGCTTATCCTTAAGCTTACCCTTTAAGCCAATCCCAAGAATTCCTGTCTTTCCCTGTCGTATCTTTTAATAAGACCATTACCAAAGAGTGTCCACCACTTGCCCTTTACTAGGGTTCCCTTAATCATAATAGAATCACTCCTGTCTCCGTAGATTCGTCTATCGTAGGCTTCCCTGACTACCCTAAGCTTGTTCTGAAACTCCAGCTTGGTCATTTTGTTGATCCTGTCCACAGACTCAGGCTTCAGCTTGTCGGACTTAACCATAGCAAACCCGGCCACAGCGTTAAGGATGGCCTGACAACCCCCCTCCCCTCTTAAATGGGATATAGCCATAATGCTGGCTTGAACACCGGGGCTATCGAATAGGAGAGCACCCGCCTTAACTGCCCTTTCGTTTAAAAGCTCGGTAATACGCTGTTTGACCTGAGGGGACTCAACGCCGTGCTCACGAACAAGCTTGTGGAGGCCGGGAAAGGCCGGGTGGTCTTCCCTAAAGCCATAGTACTCTTTTTTGCCTGACTGAATGGTATATGGCCCTTCGGACTTCATTATACGATCCACTACGGAGGGATCGAGGGCAAGTGGCACGGCAATGAAAAGGTTAGCGTGGCTTGTTTTGGGAAAAGTCGAATTCTTGCTGAACCGGGGCGATTTCCATACGCATAGGAGCAGTACGAACACCGCCAAGTGCAATAGATGGGACTTCAAGGGCAAACTTGGGGCTAGTCTTGTTGCCTTCCGAGGTGGAACCGCTATTTTGGCTATTAGGAGCGGTTTGTAGCGTTTGGGGGGTAGATACCCCTTGGCTGACATTCATCGGCCCTTCTATGGGCATTTGTGAGCGATTTTGGGGCATCCTGACAGGTGTTTTGGCCCGGTTCCCAAAGAACATATCAATGTTGTTTAGGTCAAACTTGGAGGGTTCTAGAAGAGGGTTCATTATATATTAATCCAGCTATTGGCTCGTTTGCTTCTGTTTCCAATAGCGTTTTCCATAAATTTGTCCAGTTCCTTTTGAAATAGTTCTTCTTTATGTTGTCTATGGGCTAATTCAGTATCTCTAGCCATAGCCTGTACCCAATAGCTTACGGCAATGGCAAGGGCATCCAATCGGTCATCTTGGGCTAGGCTACCCCTGTCCTTTGTGATTCGGCTCATTTGATAAAACAACCTGTAGCGTTCCTGAATCTCTCCATCGGACTGAATGCTTTGGTAATCCTTTTCGATAACCCTAGGATCAACAATCAGCCTGTGCTGGTTCATTACAGGCTCAAGGGTGTCTATGATCCGCTTTTCTTTTTGGGATGAGTGTTTGACCTCTTCAATGGTGCAAGGGTGGATACGCCCGAATACTGGTTTGATAAGCTCTCCAAACATTCCATCCCCAAAGTTGGCCTCGTAGACCGCATAGTTGCATCCGTGAAGCTTGGCCTGACGCACTATGGTTTCCAAGGTTTCCATCGTGTACCCGGAACGAAAACCCCCGATATCCACCAGAAACAACTGGCCGTGGAGACATTTAACAATGGCGTAGGCGGTTTCGTCTTTGCCTCGGCCTGATGGATCAATGGCAATAACGCTTCCTTGGTATTCGGTGAATTCATTGCTAACGCTCATCGGCCTGTAATAAGCGTCTCCGTCAAAGCCCACGTTGGGAATATCGTTGTAGCGGTGTTCCGGGGAGTTGCACCACACAAGGTGGCTTGGCCCCCGCTTTGGGTCGAGGGAATGCACCACAAGGTCGGAAAGTTTTAGCGGATACCTGTTCACATCGGACAGGCGGGGATCGAGCATAAACTGAAGGGCAAACCCACTACGGCCATAACTGGCCTCACGCAGGGTCAGGTCTTCATCGGTGAAGCGGGTAGGCTCGGTGGTGGTTCCGCTTGCAATGTTGGACGAAGACACATAGGGGGCTAGGCGTATCCCATAGCGTTCCCTTTGCTCATCGTTGGGCATACGGACAGGCCAAATCCGTGCCATATACCCACGGCTTTCCAGCTTTTCGTACAGGCTGTTTTCGGTTTGAGGAGTGCCCAAGAACACAACTCTTCCGCCGGGTTTGATAACGGCATCAAACTCCTTGACGCTTTCAGCAAGTTTGATCCGCATTAATTCGGTCTGGCTGTTGGCACTTGTTTCAATATCGTCCGCAATAATAATATCGGCTCGGCTCCCGGTAATCTGCCCGGTGATTCCAACGCTTTTAACGCTAGGAGCGTGGCTTGCCGGGGCAGGGCCAACGTCAAAGCTTTCCTTGCTGTTACGCTGTTCTTCCCTTGGAACTAGGTGCTGAAGGATGGGGATTTCATTAATCAGGCGTAGCGTAAAGGTGGTGAAATCGCTTGCCCGGTTTTTACTGGCTGAGACAACCAAAATGTTTTTAGTGGGGTTAATCAATAGCTGATGGCACACAAAGGCTGACGCAATCCAGCTTTTACCCACCCCTCGAAACGCCTCCACAATCTGCCGATCCGGGCCTGTTTCCATCCTTTGGGCAATGTCGTATTGCAACGGCGTTGGATCAGGAAGGTTTAAGTGCTTCCAGACAATATAGAGGAAGTTCCGAAAATCCTTAAGCCTTGGGTCTAGTTGACTCATTGTTTTGTTTCCACAAACGAAGCGGAAGAATTAAAGGTGTTTGTCTAAAAGTCCTAGCACTCCAAGCCAGTTTTCCTTGGTTTTAAAGTATATTTCCATTGTGGTTTCGCCACCGCTTCCACCGCTACTTTCAATCAAATAAATATCAATTCCGTATAAACTTGTGTCGTCCTTGTAGGCGTAGTACCCCTTAAAATCAATTTGATTAAAGGTGAACATTACATAGCCATCTACATAAACTTTAATACGCCCATTATAAATCTTAAGGTCGTAAGAATGTTTCACGGCAAGCCGACAAAATTTTTAGTTGTTGTTTCGGCTTCTGTTTTTGGCTTTAGACATAATACGGAGATTTGAGTAGGAATTGTTGTGGGGATTGCCGTCTTTATGGTCAACATCCTTGTGTCGAAGCCGTGATTTACCAAACTTTTTAATCATCAGCCTCCGGGCACGATTTCGCCTAGCCCTTCTTCGAATCTGCTCAGGGGTTCCTTGGTATTCCCGGTATTCTTTGCCGTAGTCCCTCATACTTAACTGCTCCTAAAGTTAAACCTTCCTCCAGCATACGATTTTTCGCCTAGTCCTGAATTACTGCCAGAGTTAGCTGATTTACCAATCATAAATTGCTGTAAATTAAATCCTCTAGGAAAGAATGGGCTGTCGTAAACAAGTCCTTGAGACTCCATATTTTTTTGAATGCTTTGAGGGTTGTCTGGAAGGCTTGCTTTATATT